TCCTCATAGTTTACCTTAGCATCATATGCCATGGTGTATGCAAGTTCAATCAACTTCATCTTATCATCTAGTTGATCTACCAGACGAACGTCATGGATGTTATACTCAATGAACTTCTGCCAATCTCCTTCATAGAATTCTTTGAAGGTATCAAACTCTGAGTGATCTAGTTTCTTAGATCCAAGTTCAACAAAAGCAATATGATCTAGACGATATGATTCTTGATTCGTATAAGTGAATTTTCTATAGAGATCATAGTAATCTAACGTAGCAATTCCAGGAAGATCATAAGCAATTTGCTTTCTTCCTTTGATAACAATTTCTCTACACGAAATAAGTTTCCAGGGACTGAGAGTTTTAGTAAACTTCTCTCCAAGAATTCTATCAATACGCCTAGCAATGTATGGAATATCAAATAACTGGACGTTCCAACCCGTGATAACATCAGGGCAATTCTCATTCCAGTAGTACAAGAATGCCTGAAGCATAGTTTCTTCAGATGCAAAATGCATATAGTCAACCATGGAATCTTTATTGTCAAATGGACGAGCTCCAAAGACAATAATGCGACCAGTATAAGAGTCCTTAATACTGATCGCTAAGATTTCTTGATCTGCAGTTTCAATGTTGGGGAACCCATTTTCTGCTGCCGTTTCAATATCAATTGTGAACACCCGAATTTTAGAAACGTCATAACGAATCTCTTCCTCGGGATGTTGTTCAGCAATGTATTGATACAAGTACCTACTGTTACCGTAGATAGGAAATTCTTCAACCTCCCTATACCGTTTGATGAACTCCTTAGCTTCATTGATAGAACCCATGGGTAAAGGTTCTACACAACCTCCCTCTAGAGTTCTCCACTCAGAATAATTCTTGGTAGGAATATAGAGGGTAGGATTGAATGGCACCCTGTGAGAAAAAGGAACACCTCCTTCGTATCCACGGACTAGCAGACGATTGCCTGCTTGCTCAACATTTGTATAAAACTTCATTCAGTAAGCAGTTCGGTTTTTCCGTTACGGTACAAAGCAATGATGTCATCGCTTGGGTCCACAAAGGTTATTATATCAGAAGAACGGATCACTGCCACCTTTTCGGAAGCAAATGGGAGCCAGTCTGTCAACTGGTCTCCCTGTATGGACATAGGATCATGCAAGATACAATCTGGATCTCCCATGATCACGTCTTCAATCTCTTCAATCTTCGCTATCAGCCACTGGTCCTTCAGTAGCAGCACTTTGAGTTGGTTCGCCAATGATATCATCTCCATTATTAGGTAGGAACGAGCAGTCAACGCCTGCTTCTTTCAGTTTATTTACGTAGTTGTCAAGAATTTCTTGAGAGGGTGGCATTGCAGTAACAACGGCAGTAGGTGCTACCCGATGATCTTCGTAAGGGGTGAAGGGATTCCACCTACGATATGTCACATTAAACGAATCCCCTTGATTAGGATCTTGGGACAGTGTAAGGGTAAGAGGATAAAGCATCTGATAAGCAACAAACTTATCTTCCTCTCTAATTTGAGTGAAATTACAAATCACATGTTCTCCAGTCATTAAATGAATGATCCGGACGTTGTGCTCAATTGGAGTTGCCATAGTTTAAATCTTTTTTATATTATACCAAGTAAAAAGGAGACCGTCAAGTCTCCTTTACAATTTATTTAGAACCAAGTTTTTCGCTTCTGATTCTCGGGGAGTTCTTTCCGAAGAAGAATTGTTAATAGACCATTTTCAAATTCAACTTCTTCAATCTCTACATCGTCTGCCATCTGCCAGTTTCTTGCAAATGTTTTGTAAGAAATTCCACGATGAGTATATTCTCGTTCAGTTTCTTCACGACTTTTATTAGCAGAGACTGTTAGAACATTTCGTTCTGTCTCCACTTTGATATCTCCTGATGAAAATCCTGCAAGAGCGATTTCCAAAGTGGTTCTACCATCAGGTCCAGTAACGATGTTGTATGGAGGGTAATTCTTTCCACCTCCAGCAAGAGCTTCAAGTCTGTGGAATGTTTCATTAAATCCAAGTGAGTAGGGAGTATAAGTTTCCCAGTTAATATCTACCATGTCCTTAAATAAGCGACGTTTACATGTGACCCTTTCGGCATCACAGATATAATTATACTTCAGAAATATTTTTTGCAAGTAAAATTATTTCCTGGTTTTCCGAACCTTCTATTCGGTTTTCCTGTATATAATCCAAGGAATGTTTAGTAAACAAATCAAATGCTATAGAATATCTCAATTTTCCACTAAGATTTGGATCTACTTTATGCTCTAACCATGAAGGAAATAGAGTGAGGGATCCTATTTTATTTTCAGATTTCCACCAACCAAAATATAAACTAAAATTAGGAAACCAGTAATCAGTTGTGGTTCCTAAATCGGATAGGGATAAATTACCACTTAAAAAAGTATTTTCATGAAATGAATGAGAATGAAATTCTATTGCTTGGTTGTCTTCCAGTACTACCGCCCAACCACGAATCCATATCATATCCTTTTCTAAAGGAATTTTATTTAATTCACGACAAAAAGAAACATATGAAGTATAAATTTTATCAGCAAGAATTTTTATTTCTGCATTTTTCCAATCAAATATATTATAGTTTGACCATTGTCTCTGATAATTATTTCCGTTAGAATCTACCTTATCTAATTTGTATCCTGCTTTTCGTTGAGATAACACCTCAACAAGTTTGCTGGAAAGTTTATCATCATAAAAATCTGTGTAAATTGGTATATCATAGACAGGAGCAAACATAGTGTTACCCCTCCAACTCTTCCATCTATGTAATTTACCATTAGATGATGGCATTTTAGATGGATGATCATCTAATAAATTCATTCTTCAGTAGATTTTTTGCGACCGATATTGTATTTGGACTCAAGTACCCATTCTTCTTTATCACGAAAAGCAAGAACTTTAATTTGATTTAGTGGTGCTAGATCCTGAATTTTTTCAGCATCAACAATAGTAATCAAACCCCAATCAGAAAGGAGTTGTGAAATTCTATTACGCCTCTGCAAATCATTCACAGAAAAGTTAGTGTTCTTACCATCCAGGGCGAACAACTCTTTAAAATGAACAATATAATACTTACCTTGCTTATGAAGGATATGACAAGACTGGTAGATCTTTCTTTCTTTACGTGAAGCAACACCAATTCTAGTCAGAGTTTCTCTCACTTTTAAAAAGTCATCGGGTTCACTAAGAACCACCTCCACCATATCACTTTGCTTCCACTGAACTTCAGTTTCACCGCTCATGTTTACCACCTTTGCACAATGCTTTTTTAATATGATCTAACTGATCCTTAGTGAGAATCCTAAGAGCTTGGAGTGCTTTATCGTCATTATAACCATAATACTCTTTAACTATTTCAAGATAATCAATAGAATCTTTTCGTGCCCAAGGAGAGAAACGCTTCCTTGGCTTCACACTATTTATAAAAAAGTCATATTGCATCTTCTTTGGAAGATGTGGGTTCTTATTCATCTCATTGGAATACAACACAGTATCAGTGAAAGAACTGAGGCACCTGTTAATAATATAAGGAGGATACCCTCGCTCACCATCAGCATCGTCATCAAGAATACTTTTCTTAGATTGATTAATAGAATAAAGGTAATCTTTCAGTTGATAGGTCATAATTCATAGTTGGTTAGAACAAGTTCTTTACGAGATGCTTGATCAGTATTGTAACTTCCCACACTCCTCATGGTGTAAGTGTGTGCAAATTCTGCAGCGGTCCATCCAGTAAAACGATCTCTGATAAGTTGAGAAGAGTTATATGATACAAGTTGAGGACCTATGAACCGATCACAGATAGCAGCAAACCCATCATGATCAAACCCCTTATGCATGTTCCCCTTCTTACCGTAGAGATTAGAACCAATCTCATAAGGAGGATCTAGATAAGTAAATATATCTTTATTATCAGTAAGAAGTTCTTGATAGCGAAGATTAGTAATCTTCCACTTCTTAATCATCAAAGAGTAATCCGGAAGTTTTTCTATTCCTCGCATTGAGAAGTTGGATTCAGATGCCTG